AAGGACGGGTTTTGTATTACAGATACGCGCCCTGTATGGCACAGCGTCTGTGGAGATATTCAAGGACGGCGTATCAACTACAACGCTTAGTGTTGGCAGTACCGCGACTACAACACAATCCTACGCGGACGATGCTTCTGACCCTGAATACACCGTATTTTCAGACCTGCCGATTACTGTCTTTAAAACACGCGACACTAACGTGGGTGGCGACAACCGGCCAGCGTTTCCTGCAAGCACCGACTTCCTTTACGGTTTTGCAGCGGCTAGTGCAACAGCGGTTTTGGTGGACGGGTACGGTGGAACGGCACAAACCTTCACAAGATTTGCTAGTGATGGAAGTAGTGTCAGTTCCACGATAAGCACGGTTCTTACCAGTTTTGCTGCGGGTACAGACTTTACAGGACCAAGTAATAGATACCAAACGGCCAAAGCCTCTGCGGCATTCAGCATTGCGGACAGTGACGTCGGTGAAAAAACCAGCTTTATACCGGAGGGCTGTTTTGCTCACGAGTTCAGACTGATAGAAGCAGCAGAATTTGTATGCTTCATGGGTGCGCCGGGTACGAATGGCCGCAACATTGAGGTCTATAACAGTAGCGGCACACTCGTAGACACCATACAGCTTGCGACAAGCAACACTGGATCAGACTTTCCGACCAAGTTCCAGCTTATCTCCAGCACTACAACCGACAGTAATCTTACTCCAAACAAAAAGAGTTACGCGCTCACCGCTGGTATGCGCTTCGTTTCGGAAGTGCCTGTCGGTGCCATTGTCGAAGACGATAGTAGCAACAGGGAATCCAATCTTTTTGGCCTTCGTAACTTTGGCGGCTTTCTCACAGGCACAGCAGCCATTGCGGCCACAGGGGTAGCCGCGACAGGAACGCTAGGCTCTGTAACAATAATCGCAACAGCGGATATATCGGTCTCGGCTACAGGGGTAGGAGGAACAGCTACTCTCGGCAACGAAACAGTCGCCGCTGGCGCTACAGCGTCCGCAACAGGTCTTTCAGCTTCTTCTGGTTTAGGCGCAGAAAGTGTAACTGGAGGGGCGGTAATCGCGCCTACAGGAAATCAGGGCGTGGCAAACGCCGGATCGATGATTATCTCCGGCGCTGCTGTCACAGGCGTGACTGGCACTGCCAGCACAAGTGGTCTAGGTGATGAGTCTGTTGTTGGTACAGCGAATGTATCTGTCACAGGTGTGTCTGGCACTGCCGCAGTTGGCAATGAAACAGTCTCTATTTCCGTTAGTCCCGTCCCGACTGGCGCAGAGGGGACGGCAACCCTCGGTAACGAAACAGTAACGACGGATGTTGAAGTATCCGCCAATGGCGCAAGTGCGACAACAATCCTTGGTGATGAAACTGTTGAAGTTGGCATAACGGCGCTTCCGGCAGGCGTAGCGGCCACAGGTCAGATAGGTGATGCTCTCGCTGCCGGTGGTGCAATAGTTCAAGAAGAAGGTCTTGTCGGAACCATAGGTTTCGGTGACGAGCAAGTCACCGGCACTGCAAATGTCTCTCCATCCGGTGTGACGGCTACGGGCGAGATTAGTGATGCTACAATCTCAGGAACGGCGAATGTTGTGCCAGATGCCTCTGGGGCGACCAGCGCACTCGGCGATGTAACTGTAGCAATTTCAATAGATGCTGCTGTAACAGGTCTGTCGGCGAATGCTCTTACAAATGACGTACAAGAAGTTACAGGAACCGCTACTGTAATTTCGCTAGGATTGTCAGTAACGGCGGATCTTGGTAATGTAAACATATGGGGTGATATAATCCCAGATCAATCTGCTAATTGGAGTGAGGTTAGTCCCGATCAAAGTGCTAGCTGGAGTGGCTTAACTCCCGATCAGTCTGCTAATTGGAGCGAGACAACGCCATCTCAAGGTGCTAGTTGGAGTGGAATAACTCCGAATCAATCTGCTGATTGGAAGGAAGTGGCATAATGGCCAATACATTCAAAGTAAAAACAAACGCGGCCATGCCAGCGAGTGCCGGTACGCCGCTCACCCTGTACACTGTACCATCAAACACGACTAGCGTGGTCTTGGGTTTGATGCTTTGTAACGTACACACGAGTCAGATAACCGCTGATGTGCAGCTTGTGTCTGACACATCTGACACGGAAACCAACGAGACGGTCCTGCTGGTTAAAGACATCCCGATCCCGGCGGGATCTTCTGTCGAACTGTTGGCTGGTAACAAGGTTGTCTTGCAGACCACCGATGTTTTGAAGATTGATTGTAGTGTCGCTGCTAAGATCGATGCGACCTTGAGTATTATGGAGATTACTTGATGCCTTTTATTGGCAATCCCATAACGTCACAGTTTCAGGCGCGTACTGCCACACAAGAGTTCAACGGCAACGGCTCGACCACGACCTTTACTCTGAATCAAGCGGTGACGCAGGAAGACATCATCGTATCTGTCGATGGCGTCGTGCAAGAGAGCGTCGATGCGTTTACCGTGCCGGATGGCACAACCCTGACTTTTACGGCAGCGCCGTCTAGCGGCACCGGCAACATCTTCGTAATCTACATGGGTGTGGCAGCATCGTCTGTGACACCGCCGGATCAGAACAAAGGGAATTTCAAGGGTGGTGGGCTGTTCCGTACAAATGCACAGAGCCTGACCTCTGATATAACCATCCTTGCAACCGAGAACGCAAACGTGACAGGGCCATTTACGGTAGCCAGTGGCGTAACCCTGACCGTTGAAAGCGGCGGAACATTGGTGACGCTATGAGTACGCTAAAGGCAGATACCATCCAAAGCACCAGCGGCGGTGCGGCTACGCTAACAAAACAACACGCATCAAAAGCATGGGTACGGGTAGATTCCCATAACGATAGTCCTGCTGCTATTGAGGCAAGTTTTTCTACAAGCAGCATCACAGATAACGGAACTGGAGATGTTACTGTTACATTTTCAAGTACATTTTCCGACAGCCTGTACCCATATTCAGGAATGGAAGCAAATTCCTGCTTTGTTAGTACAAAAGAAAATAGACTTCAAAGTCCAACGGCAGGAGTAACCACAACCACTTTTGGGTTAGTGACCCGTTCTGATAGCGGCGTTGCGGTGGACAGTAGTAAAACGTCGGTTGTATTTCATGGAGACCTCGCATGAGTACCATTCTAGTAAACACGCTGACTGGTACTAGCACTGCTGGCTCTATTGTAGTCACGGGTGAGGGTAACAGCACGACCACAAACTTGCAGCAGGGGTTGGCGAAGGCGTGGGCAAAATGTACTAACGCAGCAGGATTAGACGACTCTTTCAATATAAGCGGCGGAACTGACAATGGTACAGGCGATTACACTTATGCCTTCACCAACAATATGGGTAATGGAAATTATATCGAATTAACTAACACCACCTACGCCAGCCTGTCAGCCTATGACACAGGCGAGTTAGCAACCTCAAGCTATAATGTAAGGCTCTTCCAGCGTTTTGATTCAATTACCGCAGTTGACGATGTAAATGTTTCGCAAGTTTCGGGAGACCTCGCATAATGGCATTCGGCATACTCAAAGCAGATACCCTGACGCACTCGACTGCGGGTTCTCTGGCTACGAATTATGTGGTGAGAGGTAGTACGAAGGCGTGGGCGAATATTACCACTGCCAGCACCATAGGAATAAATGACAGCTTTAATATATCGGGGGTGGTAGATAATGCTGCGGCTCAAACGACGTATTCATTCACCAGTTCTTTTAACAACAACGACTACTCTGCATTAGGAACGTCTGGAGATAATGGGCTTATAGCAAACTTCCCGCAGACTGACCACGCACCGGCAACTGGGTCTATCAGAGGAATTACAGTTACTGACCCCAGCACTACTGCGGACCCTGCTTCGCAAGTAAATTCTGCTATGTTAGGAGACCTCGCATGACAGTGACCCCAGAGTTTCAAGGCACACATCTATGGGACAGGCTCTGTTGGGCCAAGGAGAACCTTGATGGTGTGCAGTCAGACTACCGTGTCGTGTACGAAGACAAGGTAGATGAGTGCGCCAAGATACTGGTGCCGGATCCTAACTGGATGGCCTGTGCCTTGCAGGGTGGGATATTGCCGCCGGTGTGGGTATACTGGGAACTAGCGAAGGATGAGGCGCAGCCCGACTTCAAGAAGCATACACGCGGTTACTTGCTGCATGATACGGAACCGATGGGACCGATGACCGAAAAAGAGGCTATCGAATACCTCATCCAAAAGGACGTACCACAGTCTGTATGGCAGTCGTGGGACGAGGGCAACCGCCCGAAAATGGTGATCTGTCGGAAGGAGCAACTTCCGGGGACACGAGAGTGGAGAAACGCATGGCGTATCTCTAATGAGCTGGCAGCTTAAAGGAGCAGAAAATGCCGACAACTTACATCGTAGACAAGGACGGGAACCAGATTGACGTTTCCACGGCTACCGTTCCATCTGATCGTCACTTTCGCGGTGCATGGTCATTGAGTGGCAAAGTCATCTCTGAAGACATGGATGCAGCTAAAGTAATCTTCAAGGACAAAATCCGTGAGGTTCGCAAGCCCCTGCTTGAGGCAGAGGACGTAGTGTATATGAAGGCTTTAGAGGCTGACGATGCGTCTGCCAAGACTGCTTCTGTAAACAAGAAGAAGGCACTGCGTGATGCACCAGCGGCATCTGCAATCACAGATGCAGACACAATCGCTAAACTCAAGGCAGCTTGGGATACGTCCGTGCTTGGCGACTCGCCTTACGCATAAGGAGTAAACGACAAGCACCGTAGCTTTTAGATGTGTTCAATATGACGGTAATTTCTTTGATATGGACACAGTGGATTTAATGTCGCACGGAGACCTCGCGTAATGCCATATATAGGTAAATCCCCGGAGTTCGGCGTCCGTAACCGCTACATCTATCAGGCCACGGCGGGTCAGACGAGCTTCAGCGGTTCAGACTCCGACTCTCTGGTGCTGACATATTCCGACAGTATGTATATGGATGTGTACCAGAAAGGTGTGCTGCTGAAGCCCGGCACCGACTACACAGCTACTACCGGCACAACCGTTGTGTTAGTCACGGCGGCGTCCCTAAACGACGTTGTCGAGATGGTAGTCTACGACGCATTCTCTGTTGCCGACAGCTACACCAAGTCTGAAGCAGACACACGTTATCCCTTCAAGGGCAACAACTCCATCATCCGCTTGAACGGTCAGACCATCAGCGCAGACATCACGATTGACAGCGACGAGAACGGTGTGTCGGCAGGGCCGATTACACAGAGTGCTACCGTCACTGTTAACGGATATTGGAGCATCGTATGACCAGCGTATTGAATGTAGATACTATTGCAGATAAGGCTGGTAGTGGTCCTGTTGCGCTGACGAAGCAAGAAGCACCAAAACATAGAGTGAATCTGAATGGCACAGGCACGATTGCTACCAGAGATAGTTTCAATTTGAGTAGCGCGGTAGATAACACTACTGCCAACTACACATTCAATTTAACTAACGCACATGATGATGCTAACTATGCTTTGACTTGTTCTGGTTCTGAGCCGGGGGGAAATAAACCTCATGTTGCTGTACCATTCAATGTAAATGACGTGGAATACGCCCCAACATCCAGTGCGTACCGTATAGGTATGTTGGAACCGGGAACAGCTTGGGCTGATGCAAAGTACGTTATGGGCATCACACACGGAGACCTCGCATAATGGCAAGCATACTCAAAGTCGATACAATCACAGGCGTATCCACGGCTGGCTCTATTGCGGTGACAGGCGAGGGCAACTCG